TTTGGTCAGGTGTCATTTCTTCTTCGCTGTTTTGGCGCTTTCTTTGAACGCTTTAGCCGTGGGTGCGCCTTCTGACCCAGGTTTGCGCATACGTTCAGGGGTCTTGCCTGCTTCCTTCTGGCGCTCAATCCTCTCGCGTTTAGCATGGATGTTTGCGTACAACCCAGGTTTAGTCGCCATTAGATTCCCCTTCGCAAAACTCATCGTCGCCTTTGCTTAATCGCGTCAGCAACATTTGATAAATTGCTAATGAGGTTTCAGCCTGAATCACAAAAGTTTGTGCCTTTTGCAACTCACGCTGAACCTCACTAATTTCAGCTTCGATAAACTCTCGGCTTATTTCCATTAGGCAATGGTGCTGACCATAATGTAATAAGTCGTGCCGCCGCTGGTAACGGGAATAGTGTGCGTTACAGCTGGCGAACCAACTTTGGCGCGGAATACACCGGTTGCGCTTACTGCGGGCATGGCGGCAAAATTACCGACCTCGCCAGTGCCGCTGTCAGTCACGCGCAGGAACGATGCGTTGCTCCAAGTGCCGCCGGAAGCAAAGTCCGAATCCAGTTGCAATGCAGCCAAGGTGCCGCCAGGGTTAGTGGACGAACCGCCGATGGTTGCGCGAATGGCGTTTGCAGCGCCGCTGATTGTGCCGCCAGTATTTACCGACAAGCTAATGTGTGCGCCGTTAGTGGTCTGGCCAGCGCCTTGCGCAGCCGTTACACGGGACAAAGCCCGCAGAGTTTCACCAGCGCCAGCGCCAGCAAATTCCACACGGGAATACAGACCACGAAAATCGCCCGACGTGTGCGTGGTGCGCGAATAAATCTGATTTAGGTTGCCCGATGCAGTGTTGGCAATAGGCACTGTCGCTGTGCCGACTTCAAAACTATTTAAGGCTGGGTCAGCGTATGCAACGCCAATGGCTTGCGTGTTAGACATGATATGTTCCTTTTAACAGTTCCAATTCTTTAGGGATGCCTTGGCTCGTTCGGCTGGGCCTTTGGCGTGCTTTACCACCCCTTCCATTCTCGCGCAAAAGCTCGCCTTGCGTCCAGCGTCAGCCTTCGTCTTGGGGTTTGGTGCTGGTGGTTTTAAGTTTGAATCATTCTTTCGGTTGTACTCTGCCCGACCCTTCGCGGTCATACCCGCGCCCTTCTCGGTCGGGTTGTAATTCTTGCCCTTGCCGGTCGTGGTCTTAGGAATCGGCTTGTCGTGTTTAGCCATTCTCAGCCTCGACGATCATGGCGATGTCGGCTTCCTGAATAATCTGGTAATCCTGCCCGTCCACCTCATGCACCGGCCAATCCAAATAAGTGCCGTTTCCGTATTTCACAAAGTCGCCAACCTGCGCGTCGCGCACTTTCGGGCCAACAGCCACAACAGTGCCTTCGTTAAACTTTTCGTTGTTGGGAACGTACAGGATGTCCGACAGGCGACGCACCACAGGGCGCACCACGACGCGATCACGCAACGGTTTAATGTCCATTTTTGGGTCTTCCTCGTTTTTTGACTTCCGTTTGCGCCATAACGTCATAGACTGGAATAGACGCGACAACGGTTAGCTGGTGTTCGCCACACCAATCCATTTCGTGCTTGTTTTGAGTTTCGGGAAAACGACGGCACAAGCCCATAACCTGGGCCTGCGTAAAGAAACGGCAGGATTTGCAACGGACATCGCTCATAGGATGCCCGTTGTTTTATTGACAATCACTTCTTCTGGTAAGACGAACGGTCGTGCGTATAGCACACGCCCTTTGAACGGCCACCGTTGAATTCTTTGTTGCTGCCGGTGCCATCAGCCATGCCCATGCCTACGCCGTTCACAATCTTGCCACGGCGCTCACCCGACGAATCCGAAGCAGCAGCGCCAGCAGGCGGCTTAGTGCCGGAACCGTAGCCCTTCGGAGTCATTTCTGCGTTGTCTTTCATGATAGTCCTTTCAGTCAAGGAATTTGAGTTTGTACAGCGTTGAATCAATCAATTCTGAGATTTCGTCAATGATATTCTGAATTTCACTGTCTTGGGGTAAATGTTCTCGCGCTTCGTCAACAAATTTCTGCATTTGTTTGAGATAAGCGATTGGGTCTTTGCCTGCGTGAAAGTCGTCTGGGTACTTCTTGATCTTGGTGTACCGCCCCTGATATGCCTCGGCAAAGTTATCGGTCAGCTCGATGATCTGCTCGTAATACCGTCCCAGCGCCTTGTGCGCAGCATAGGAATCCGTGGATAAGTGCATAAAATGCGCCACCGTGCTGCTGTGGAACAGCGTAGCGATAAATTCTGCGGCTTCTTCGTCCATATCAGCCTTAAAAAAAAGACCGGGTTAGCGACCCCGGCCAAAGCAGCGTCCCAACTAGAGGAGTGAGAAAAGACGCTGCCATTCTGTGTCATTAGGCACGGGTACGTCAACTGGCCATAATCCCGCGTCCACCAAGTTCTCAACCGTCTTACGGTGCGCCAGCCACCAGGCTTGTTGTCGTTCCTTGCGCGACCATTTGCTGCCCTGATCGATGTCAAAGTGGCACGACGCACATAACGCCGCGATCAAATTGTCATCCGACTTAATCGACCGCCCCTTGCCGCCGCCCCAGTTGGTGTGCGCCGCCTGAACAAAATCATACGACCCGCAGAGCTGGCATTCTAGCGTAGCCACCAACCGCAATAGTTTCTGGCTGCGCACATATTTGCGCTTAGGGATACTGATAACGGTCATTTTTGTCGTGGTTTTTGTAAATGCTTTCCGATCTGTGGTCTAAGCAAGCGGCGCATATCCAGCGTTTTGTATTCCTAAAGACCCTTAGTTCGCCTGTCGCTTCCTCGCGGTGCGCCTGGCAGCTTGTGCAAAACCGGCGCTTTGGTTCAGCTTGCATTTTTCTCCTTTAGCTTGGCTTCGATGGCGCGGGTGTACTGATCCACATTAGGGTCTTCAAACCAAAAAATTTCATGCCCACGCCCCCACACCTTGCTTTGTACAGACCACATTTCCTCATCCGTCAGACCTTGCCACTCGCGCTGTGGTGGTGCGAACGATCTGAACTTCCAGTGCGCCATCTCATTGCCGTCTTTGTCGTACTGAATAGCGTCAGGTTCAGTCTGCTGATAACACGGTCCATCTTGGCGATGAACTCCGGCAGTATTCGGTTCACCACATACACATTCAGGTGCGCTAAGTCGGGCGCGGAGAATTGGTGTTACATCGTTAGCCCAGTCAGGATGACCGCCCATACTTATTTTTTCCAACGCATCCAGCACTTGCTGCGCTTCCTCGCGTGTTAGCGTGATGGTCATGACCGCACCCACATGGCAGCAGGGTCAACATTTGGCGGTTTAGGCTTATTTTCGGCTTCCAGCACCCGAAGATCATTAGCTGCATCCGATACGCCGTGCCAATCTGCACGCGTCACCATCAATTGCAAATAATCAATTAAAGTTTGTCGCTGCGCTTCGTAGTTGGTCATTTCAGGTTCCTCTGCCGAATCATGTCGGCTAGCTCTACTGGCTGTGCTGCGCGGCTAGCTTCTTCGCATAGCTTGGCGCACTCTGTTCGTTCTCGTTTAATCGCCCAGCGCACCGCGTCGCGGGTATCGCTGTGCAGCATGATGGCCGACTTTAAGATTTCGTCGGTATTCATACGCGAAGCATTAAACCTAAGACCTTCGACAAAAACGACTCACGGCGTTGCTGGATGCCCAGCAAAACAGCCTGCATAAACTGTTCTTCTTTGCTGAAAAAGCTGGGCCGGTAGCACGGTGTGTAATGCGACCCGATCTTAATAGGTTCCTCTTTGATAAATTTGCCATCTCGTAACATCGTCACCTCCATTCAATGCCTTTTTGCGCTGCCCACGCATCTAGCCATTCAATAAACTCGCCAGCATCCTCTACGGAAAACTTAGCGCTCTGAAGCCCTAATTGCACTACTCGATGCCCGTCTAGGCTCGGCACCACCGACCCGATCCGGCGGTTAGTGTCCGCAGCCCACTGGTCAATTAATAACCGCTTCCAATCTTCCAGCGTCCAGCTCGACCCCGCTTCGCCCATCTGTTTGGCGATGTCGTTAATCATGGCGTGAAACTTGGCGTTCTGGTCAAGCGTCCGCGTCAGCGGTCTGATCTCAAGCGTAAATTCTTTTCCTGCTTCTAACGCTGGCTTTAACTTCGTCCACAAATTGCCCATTAAATCTTTGGCCTGCGTGGTTGAACGTAGCTCAACAATCATTTCAGCCCTATCAATTTCAGCGCATCATTAACAGATTCTACGACCGCCAGCGGTCCACCGTTCCAGTTGTAGTGCCAGATTACTTGCGCTGGGTTTAGCTTTTTTTCGCTTGGCGACGCTTCACCGTTTTTGATCTCGACCAGAAATGTTTGTTTCCTGAATCCGACCAGTAAATCCGGCACGCCGCTACCGACCGTAGCCAAACTCTGAACCGTTGCGCCAGCAGCTCTAAGTGCCTGGACAATATCTTCATGGTTTTTGTCTACTCTTGCTGCTCTGCGCATTCATGTCACCAATTAAAATTTCGACTGCCTTCTGCCCACGCTTAACAGCAATCTGGCGCTTTATATCTTCCCACCACTTTGCCGCTTCTTTTGCGCCGTGTTCCTTTTTATGCAATTTGTACTGTGCTACCCAAAACTTCGCTTCTGTAATTCGCCGCCATTCTTCCGACCAGGTGTATTCATTCATTCGGGTCATCAAGCAACAGCACGGCCAACCAGCCAGCAATAAAAAAAACAACACCAGCACCCATCAACCCACCTGCGACCAGCAAAATAATCTCAGCAAAGGTTACGTTCATCTTCTGCCCTCTGAATCAACATTTTGATTTCAGCCACCGACATACCAAACTTTTCGTGCATATCCAAAATTAACGCCGCCGATACCGCACAGGTGCCGTGCCGAAACTTTGAGATCATGCTAGGTGCGCAACCAATCTCACGCGCTAACTCACAATCGTTGACGCAATGCAATCTGTTGCGCAGATCGTCCATCAGCGCGTGCGGTGGTATTGGATTCTTTCTCATTTTTTCCCCTCATGTCGGTGCGTTTAACGCTGCCTTAGCCATCGACACCTGAACCGGCAAAAGAGATTTGTCGCCATGTTCGTGCCGTTCCATAATTTTCTTTGCCCATCGCTTATGGTCAATGTGGCTTGATTCTGACTTATGAACTTGCATCTTTGCAAGATATTTTTGTGCAACTTCAGCAGAAACTTTAACCGGCGGCAAAGAAACCACAGGTTTAGGTATTTCAGGCCATTGCGATTTTTCTAACTCATCACCGAGTGCGCTTTCCCACCGACCCTTAATTTGCGGGTAAGTTGCGTTTTTTATATCAAACGCACCAACGCGCACAGCAGCCCAAAAAACCGCCGGATGGCTCCATACCCCAACCTCGCCGCGATCTCGCGCCACAAGCCCGTTTAATGCCTCTACGAAGGCTTTTTGAGCGTCTAACTTTGGGCGGCAAAGATTGATGAACTGCGGCAGGCTTGGCGGCCATTCCAAAGTCATTAGCGCCTGTGCGCCTTTGGTAACTTCCTCGCGGCTAAGTTTGCCCAGCTCTTGCGACCAAAGTGCCTTGACCTGTTCTGGATCGGTGCCGCGCCACATATCGGCAAACTTGCTGCCATAAAGCGCCGCCATGCGCTCGAACAGTTTCTCGATCCAAGCGGTCGGTAGCGGTTCAGATGTCGATAATTGTGGTGTCATGGCTTTTCTTCCCGGTTAATCCTTCGATGATTTCTCGGCGGCTGCGGTCTTTGGCGCTTTCGAACGTCCGCGCCCCCTTTTCATTTCGCACCCAAGTTTTCCAAACCCGCGACCAATCCATCTTGACCGCCTTGCTGCCAGCCTGGGCCAGCCAGTAATCGCGGAAATTCTCGGCCACGCGCTGCCATTGCAGATCAGGTCTTTCTTTTTTGCAATAGGCAATATCCTCGTCGCTGGGTTCCCAGTTGGCAGGCAAGCGCGTCCCGCGCTGCTTCTCTACTCTTTTTATTGGTTCTTGGTTATTGGTTATTGGTTCTTGGTTTATGGTTGGTTGAACGTCCGTTGAACGGTCGTTGAACCGCCGTTCCGCAGAGGCTTTGCCAGCCCTTGATGCTTGCTCAACTTTGCTACGGTATTTTTCGATTTCGCGGTCAGCGCGATGGTGAATCCAGCCGCCTTCGATCAGCTCAAAAAACTCATTCAAAATGGTTTTGACGGCTTCTTCGTTGGCACGCATGTTGATCTGGCGTGCAACGGACGTTGAACACTCGTTTAACGGGCGTTCTTGAAGATAGTAGGCATCAAGCAAGCGCCGGTAGGCTAAATCTTCAAGATCAGAAAGGTGGCGCGTATGGCTGGCGTAATCGCCAATATTAAATTGGTAATAGTGCATTTCAACTCCGCATCACTCCCAGAGAGAAACCAGCGGCAGGCGGGGAGTTCGCTTTTCGGTCGGGGGATCAATCCTAACCTAGCCGGGTTTATCTAATTTTAGCCAACAAACCAATCTGGTCGCAAGACCTGTAGCTGCCACACGCGCTGTTGCGGCAGTCCTTCGCGTTTCCAGTGGGTAATTGCCTGTCTGGTAACACCCAGCAATACCGCTAATGCTGTTGCCGAACCAGCAAGTTTGATGGCTTTTTCTGTATCCATGCGCGGATTGTAAATTATTTTTGAGATTCTGTAAAAAATACTTTACCTGACCGCAAAATTGCTTTACTATTTAATCCATGCCGTCACCCGACGGTCTTTTTAGGAGACAGCCATGCGATATACCTCAGAACGCTACGACGACGAAGATCAGCGCCCATACTGGTGTGTAGTTGAATGGACGCACGGTGATAACTTCACTATCGGCAAAACTATCGAACGCTGCACCTGCCAGCAGGAAGCAGAATCTTTAGCCCAGGCTTACCAGCTTATCCACGCATTGACACATTAATCCCTCACGGGTCTTTTAAGGAGCTTCAAATGTTCATCGATTTCGTTATCCTCCCCTCCGATTTCAACGACACCACGATCACCTTCGTGGCCGAAACCACCGCAGCCAAAGCCCGTTTCGACGGCGCAATCAGCATCCAGGTACGCAAAAGCGCAGCACCCAGCTTGGCCGACC